ATATCAAAAAGAAATTATTTCGTAGAGAAATAGGTGGTAAATAATGGGAGCAAATAATTTTACACACTTTACTGGAAAGAAATCTTCGTTCAAAACTAAAAAGAGAAAGAAGAAAGTAAAAGTGAAAAGAGTTCACAAAAACAAATATGAAAGGAGCGTAAATGGACGCATTACAATTTAATAAAGCCGTCAGTCGGCACTGCAAAGAATCTGGAGGAGACTGTTGCAACTGTGATCTGCGGCTTTACTGTTACCTATCGCCCAGTGAGCGACCAGATGAGTTAGTGAGTTTGGTTATTGATTTTTTGCATAACCACATTGAAAACCATGATCATTATACCCATCACACTGCGGCTTCATTTCCGTGTATTGATGATATGGACATGAGCACCGCAGTAGGCGGAGAACTGTTACAAGAAGCAAAAAGAAGCAAATAACATATCTTAACATAGTGAATGCATAAAAAGGGAGGTTTACCGATGGCAGTAATCAAAACAATCAAAATGGGGTCTGGGGTAATCAGAATACATGATGATTACTGCAAAGATAATACACCGGAAGACAATCAAAGGATTGTCGATGAATGTTCAAGAATTATCTTGGACTACTACAGAAGAAAAGAAGCAAATTTGGCATAAGCGCCCCGGAGGGAGCTACGACCTCCACCCCGGAGCAGTAAGCCACTAAACCAACCTTAGTGGATACAGGTAAATTATAATCCTCTATCCGCTAAAAAGTCAATATTAAGCGAGAGGAAAATAACATGGAAAATAAAAAAAATGTAACAAACAATGAAAAGATTACATGGAACGATTTGGAAACAATGCTGGCTACCGAAATCGTAAAAAAAGCAAAGAGAGAGACTAAGAAGTGGTTCAGCGCATGGCTTTTGACTGCCGCGCTGTTAATCATTACTAATATCTTTTGGTATATTGCTTACAGTCTGTAATCTTTTTTTCTTTTTGGAGGGAAAAGAATGAAATCACCCAGACAGAACAGAAAGGATATCGTAGTCAGTGTGATTATCGGGATCCTGCTTACTTTTCTCCCGGTGTGGATTTGGGAGAAGAGCTTGCAGCAGGTCCTGGCAGGCATTGTATTTGCACTGTTTACGTATTTAGCACTGCTTTAAGAAAGGAGAATGGAAATGTTTGAAAAAGAAATCAAAGAGCTTTTTGAATTAGCATGGAGGGTTTCGAATGAAACAGATTATTTTGTTTCGTTCGATATTGCTTCGCATGTGCATGCTTGCGATATCAACATTATGAATTCAAAGTGGGATTCGGGTAAGAAAATGGATGGCAATTATATAATCTATTTTGATAGTAAATTGCTTGAAGAGGAATCAGCCGAGCAGTGCAAACTTGCAAAAGCACATCTTCTTAGACTCTTAATAGATGGGAGGTGTCCGCTAAATGTTGAATCAGATGGAGTTGAAGCTCCTGCCGACAATGGAACTGATAACAACGGCGAACGAGCTTCTGACGGAGCTGAACAGACGGAAAGAGTACATTCTTGATTGGGAAAATCCGGACATGTATCTGAATCACCTCGAGTATCACTGTGCCGGCGGAGTATTTTCGAATGGCAAAAAAAATCCGGTGAGAGGGGATGGTTCTGACAATGTGTATTGCTTTTTTAAGGCGGTGTAAACATGGAAGAGCGCATTAATGAGATTGTTAGATTGATTGACACTCAGCTTGCTATTGTGCCAGATAATCCGATAGAGGAATCATACAAGGCAAGGACATTGGCAAGCTACGTACAAGCCTTAAATGGGCTTTTAACGGCTCAAAAATCATATAAGGAGGAAAGTATCAATGAGTGATTTTGAAATCCGTATTCCGGCGAGAAAGAAACAGCCTGCAACTGATAAGGATAATCCGGTCGTGAAAGTATCAACAGACGCATACAACGCACTGGTTGAGATTTATAACGAATCAACTTTATCTATGAAAGATATCGCAAGTTTGCTGATCGTTGAGGGCAGCAAGTATGTAGTGTATGACAAGGAGGAATAACAATGGCAACACCAGTATTGATTATTGGAAAATCTGGATCCGGCAAAAGTACTAGTCTTAGAAACTGTCAGAATTCCGATTGGAACCTTATCAGAGTATTAAATAAGCCGCTTCCGTTCAAAGGAAAGATTGACGGATGGTTTACAGATGATTACCAGCAGGTAATGAAATGCCTGATTGCATCAAAAGCGGATTCTATTGTGATTGATGATGCTGGATATCTTATCACCAACCACTTTATGAGAGGACACGCTTCTGCCGGAAAAGGCAATGCAGTATTTTCACTTTACAATGACATTGGTGATTATTTCTGGAATCTTATCCAGTTTATAGTTACGAAAGTACCGCAGGACAAAATTGTATATATGATGATGCACGAAGAAAAGGATGATTCTGGAGATGTGAAACCAAAGACCATAGGAAAGCTACTTGATGAAAAAATTTGTTTGGAAGGTCTTTTTACCATCGTTCTTCGCTGTATTGAAGAAAGCGGAAAACACTTATTTGTCACTCAGTCCAGCCAGGGAGCAGTAAGTAAGTCTCCGATCGGAATGTTTGACAGTTTAACTATTGATAATGATCTCGCAGAAGTAGACAAGATCATTAGAGACTATTACGAATTAGGAAAAGGAGAAAACAATAATGCAGAAACCAAATAGCTATGACACAACACAGGCAGCAGGAGAATTTGAACTGATTGCTCTTGGCGGACACAAGATGGTTATTAAGCAGGTATCAGAGAAAAAATCCCAGGGTGGACTTGATATGCTTGTTATCTTGTTTGATTTCGCAGAAGGAGACGAACAGGCGGGCTACTTTATGAAGCAGTTTGAAAATGACATTCGTCCGGACAAGAAATATCCGAATGCCGGCACTAACTATATGGTTATTGATGAGAGTGTAGACTATGGCGTTCGTAATCTTAAAACATTTATTACATGCGTAGAAAAGTCAAATCCGGGCTTTGCTGTTAAGTGGGGCGATAACTTCGGACAGCAGTTCAAAGGTAAGCTGATTGGAGGCATCTTTCGTCTGGAGAAAGACTGGTACGACAACAGAGAAGTAAAACGTCACAAACTTGCATGGTTCCGCAGTATTGAAGGAATTAAGGATGCGGACATCCCAGAAGAGCGCACCACAAAAGCCTATGACGATCATCTGAAGGAAGAAGCTATCATGGGAGCGAATCCGGCAGGTACTGACTTTATGAATATTCCAGATAGTGTAGCAGATGATGTCCTTCCGTTCAATTAATATAGAGGTGAGTTAATGGGATATACGCATGGAATACCATGGAATGACGATCTTATCAAAGAAAATATTATTATAGTTGTTGAGAAATTGAATTTAGATCATTTTCCAACTCATTCCGAAATGATAGAAGTTTTTGGAAATAAAAGTCTTGCTTGCAAGATTGCAAAGCATAAAGGGACTGTGTATTGGGCTGAAAAACTTGGGCTGCCTCTTAAATATTCCGATACGACTTTTGGAAACAAATATGAAATAAAAGCAATTTCAGATATTTACGAGAATATCGGATTGAATAGTGTACAAACAAGCTCAAGGCACCCTTATGATTTGCTTACTGATAGCAGTGTAAAAATAGACGTAAAAGCATCTAAGGAATTTACAAACAATTGCAATTCAAAGGCATTTACATTCAACCTCGAAAAGAAAAATCCGACTTGCGATATCTTCCTTTTATATTGTTTGAACGATGATGAAACATATCGAAAGGTATTAATAATCCCTTCCTGTTCAATCATCGGAAAAACGCAAATAGGAGTAGGAGAGAATAGTAAATGGAATCGTTACGAAAATCGTTGGGAGATTATAAAACAGTATAGTGAATTCTTTAGAAAATACAAATACCAGAAGGATGTGATCTGATTGGTCATACAATGTGATACACGTGAACACAAAAAGGAATGGGAACGGATTCAGAGTCAGTTTGATAGTCTTGGAGTGCAGTATTTTCGATCTAAATTGTATTGCGGTGATTATCAATCACTGGACAATGCAAAGCTCTGTATTGACCGCAAAAAGGATTTGCAGGAGTTATGCGGAAATGTATGCCAGCAGCATGAAAGATTCAAAGCGGAGCTGATTAGAGCGCGTGAAGCAGGTATACAGTTAATCATCCTATGCGAGCATGGTCCAGATATTAAATCTGTTGGTGATGTGTATTTTTGGGAGAATCCCCGAAAACATAAAGTTATCTGGAGAACTGTAAACGGCAAGAGAGTAAAGACTGTGATATCTGACAAGGCTGTTGACGGCTGCCAGCTATATAAATCTCTATGTACGATCAGAGATAAATACGGAGTCCAATTTGAATTCTGTACAAAAGAAGAGACTGGACGGCGAATCTTGGAGTTGCTGTCATGACTAAGGAAGAAATCAAACAGTCAGTGAAAATGCCGGAAATTCTTTCCAGATATGGACTGAAACCGAACAGAGCGGGATTTATATGTTGCCCTTTTCACAAGGAAAAGTCAGCATCCTGCAAAATCTACGATGATTCTTTCTACTGTTTCGGCTGTGGAATCGGCGGTGATGTGTTTGATTTCGTGATGCAATACGAATCCGTTCCTTTTAGTACTGCATTTATTGAACTGGGCGGTACTTATGTATCAAAAAAAGGTAAAAGCCGCAACCAGATCAGACATGAAATGAGAGATATCAAATCAAAAAAATGCAATCCCGCTCAGGATCCCAGCGAACTTGAACAGGTAGAAAAGAACATGTTTATGTACGAAACAGCACTAAAAACTTTCCCTCCTGGTTCAGAAGAGTGGTATATGTGCCAGTTCAACCTTGAAAAAGAAAAAAGCAGATATGAAATATTATCAGCTAAGGCAGGAGGTGAGAAGCATTCTTGAAAATATTGAAAATTTGCAAGCAAATGATTTTATGCAGAAGAAGTTATA